TCTAAAGAACCTGAAAGCTAATTACAGAAATCGTATGTCTTACGATCCAGATTCAGGAAGCTTTAAAGATTCACGTCACTTGATGACGATGCAAGAAGACTATTGGATGCCTAGAAATGCATCCACAGGCAAGGGTACAGAGGTTGACACGCTTCCCGGTGGCCAAAACCTTGGGGACATAGAAGATGTCGTCTATTTCCTGAAACGCTTGTACAAGGCTCTTAACATCCCTATATCGCGCCTTGAAGCTGACTCTATCGTTAGCCTTGGCAGAAACACAGAAATTAATCGTGATGAGCTTAAATTCGGAAAGTTTGTAACCAAAGTTAAGAAACGTTTCAACATGATGTTTCTTGATCTTCTACGAACTGAACTTATTCTTACCAAAGTAATTACAGGTAAGGAATGGGATAAAATAAAGAATCAGATCAAATTTGTTTATTCACAAGACATGTATCTTGAAGAACAAAAGAAATTTGAAATGATGCGTGATCGTCTTGAGCTTCTAAATGAACTTAACGATTACGTAGGCAAGTATTTCTCTCACGATTATATTAGACGACAAATTCTTAAACAATCTGATGAAGAGATTGAAGAACAAGATAAGATTATTGAAGAAGAAAAAAATAACAAACAATACAATCCTGATGAAGAAGATCAGGGTAGATTTTAAACCAATTTATAGAAAGCAACTAGAGGAAGTGTACCATGAACACAGAACAACAATTCGTTGATCTTATTAAAGAAGGCAAAGTTGCTGACGCTATGCAACTTATTAAAACAGCATTAACCGAAATGGCTGGTGTTAGTATTGTTCAAACTAAATTTGATGTTGCAGAAGCTTGTGGCATGAAAAAGTCTATGAAAGAAGAAGATGACGACATGGACATGGAAGATGAAGAAGACGAAGATGATGAAATGAAAGAAAAGAAAAAAGGAATGGAAGCAGAAGGTAAAAAAATGGTAGATAAGATGCAGAAAGCACCTACTATGAAAGAAGGCTATGGTAAGAAGAAAAAGTCTATGAAAGAAGAAGACATGGACATGGAAGATGATGAAATGAAAGAAATGAAAAAGATGAAGAAATAAGGACTCATCATGTCAGAACAACAAACACAAGAAGAATTGGACGAAGCTACTAAAAAGACTCGGGTCGATTCAAAAGGAAAGAAAACAAAAAGAGTTAAATGTGCGCCGGGTTTTAAGTTAAAACCCAATGGTTTAAGTTGCATGAAGATGACCGGTTCTGAAAAAGCCAGTAGAAAAAAAGCTGCTAAGAAATCAGTTAAAACTCGCAAGGGAAAATCTCAGGCTGGTAGCAATCGCAAGAGAGCTAAGGCTATAAAGAAACGCAAGGGTTTGGGTCTTAGTTAAACCTTATTAAAAGGATTATTTAACAATGAAAACAAAATCTGTAGAGAAGCAAGATGATTAAAACATTTTCTGACTATGTTTCTGATAATATTAATCTAGAGGAAAGCTTGAAAGGTCAAGATCAAATAAAGCTCTTTCAATCTGTCCTTAAAGCTCGTGATATAGAAGTTAAGTTTATACCCACTTATAACAGTGAGGATTATACTATGAAGGTCAGAGCAAAGTCAGTCGATAAAAATAAAGTGTTTAACCTCTACATTCGTGACATTCAACTAACAAATATTAGTCAATCAATGAATGTGGATTTTTAAAGGACAATAATAATGACAGTCAAACTTTTAATGGAAAACTCTTATGAAGTTGAAAATCTAACAGAGGAAACTGAAAACGGAAAAGAGCTTTTCATTCAAGGAATATTTGCCCAAGCCCAAGTAAAAAATGGCAATGGTCGATATTATGAGAAAGATGTTTTGGAACAGGCTGTTGAAAAATACAACGAAAAGTTTATTTCAAAGCGTAGAGCATTGGGTGAATTGAATCATCCTGATAGACCATTTGCTGATCCAGCCAAAGCCGCTATCCTAATCAATGAACTTAAATGGGATGGTAACAACGTAATTGGTAAAGCAAAAGTGTTAAACACTCCAAAAGGTCAGATCATTAAAGGTCTTATGGAAGGTGGTTTTAACATGGGTGTGTCTACTCGTGGACTTGGTTCGCTAAGTGAACGTAATGGCATGAAGTACGTTAATAAGGATTATATGATGACAGCCGTTGATTGTGTTGATCAACCTTCCGGCCCTGATTGTTATGTAAGCCCTCTAGTAGAATCTTCATGGGTTAATAAGAATGGAGTTTGGATTCCTGCTGTCCAAGAGGATGGCATTGCTATTGATGAAGGGCTTTTTTTAGAGAAATTAGAGCAGTATATTCGATTTAGAGTAAAAAATCAATAGTTTGAATTAAAAGTATTATAAATAGAATTACAATGATTAGAGAAACGAGGTTTTAATATGAATGATCATGTAAAAGCCCTCTTCGAAGGCCAAGAGCTTTCAGAGGATTTCAAACAAAAAGCAAGTGCGATTATCGAGTCTATGCTGTCTGAAAAAGAAGCTGAAATTCGTGAATCCATTGTTGGTGAACAGACCACTTTGTTTGAATCACAAGTCGAAGAAAAAACAAGTGAGCTTGAATCACTGTCTGAGGCATATGTAACCGAAGAGGTTCTGCCTACCATTAGTAAGTATCTTACCGCTGCTGTAAATGAATGGCAAGAAGAAAATGCTATTGCTATTGAGTCCGGTGTAAAAGTTGAATTGGCTGAATCTTTCTTGAAAGGTTTTGTTGGTCTGGCAGAAGCACACAATCTGTCTGTACCAGAAGGGTCTGATAGCATTGTTGAGAAGACGCAGAAAGACTTTGAGCAAGTTAAATCAAAACTCGATAGTCTGACTGAAAAGAATGTTGAATTGAAAGAAGCTCTTGATGAACAAACTCGGTCTATCGTTATCGCTCGTGTATGTTCTGATCTGACTGAAAGCCAGAAAGAAAAGTTTACTACTTATTCTGAGTCTCTGCAATTCAAAACACAAGATCAGTTTGAATCTGCTGTATCTCAATTGAAAGAATCTTATTTCCCTAAGACTGGCGATAAGAAAGTTGAGGAAGATGAGCAAGAAAAAATTCTTGAAAATCAGGATTTGAATGAAAAAGATGAGACTCATGAGAGTGCTTGGCTGAAAAGTTTTGTTGGTCAGCTTTAATTAGAACATAGACTTATATAAATACAATTAATAAATTTACAAAGAAAGGTAGGATTAAACAATGAGTAAGCTACTTAAAGAAGCTGTAGACAAAGTAATGAATGACGAGAAAGCGCCGGTCATCAATAATGATTATCGTCGTCAGGTTACAGAATCTGTTATCGAAAACCAAATCAGATACAATCAGGGTATGAACGAATCTGAAACCCCGACTAACCAAACAGGTGGCGTTGCTAACTTTGATCCTATTCTGATCAAAATGGTTCGTCGCTCCATGCCTAAGCTGATGGCTTTTGACTTGACCGGTGTACAATCAATGACTGGACCTACTGGTTCGATCTTTGCAATGCGCGCACGTTACAACACTCAGACTGGCACAGAAGCTTTGTTTGATGAAGCTAATACCGCATTCTCTGGTGCAGGCGCACAAGCTGGTGATACCTCTGGCTTCGCAGTTGATGCATTTGGCGTAGATGATCCCGATGTTGCAACTGCTACTGGTACTGGTATGAGCACCGCCAATGCTCAGCTTCTGGGTACTGATAGTGGTGATGCTTGGAACGAAATGGCATTCAGCATTGAACGTACTGACGTTTCTGTAAAAAGCCGTAAATTGAAAGCTCAGTTCTCTCGTGAACTGGCTTACGATTTGAAAAACATCCACAACATGGATGCTGAAACTGAACTTGCAAACATTTTGTCAACAGAAATCACTGCCGAAATTGACCGTGAAATCCTGCGTACAATCAACGTTGCTGCTGTTCTTGGCGCTCAAAGTGCTGCTGTACCGGGTCTGTTCGATCTGGCTGCTGACAGTGACGGTCGTTGGTTGGTTGAAAAGTTCAAAGGTCTGTTGTTCCAAATCGAACTGGAAGCAAACCGTGTAGCTATCGAAACCCGCCGTGGTCGTGCTAACCGTGTTATCTGTAGCTCTAACGTAGCATCTGCTTTGAACATGGCTGGTGTACTTGACTACAATCCTGCTTTGGCATCAAACATGAACGTTGATCCGACTGCTGGCACATACGCTGGTATTCTGATGGGCAAGTATCAGGTTTATATTGATCCTTATGCTGGTCGTGATTACGTGACTGTAGGTTATAAAGGCGATAACTCATGGGATGCTGGTATCTTTTACTGCCCATACTTGCCGCTTGAAATGTACCGCGCAGTTGGTGAAGACAGCTTTGCACCTAAGATCGGTTTTGCGAGTCGCTACGGCATCATTGCGAATCCATATGAGCATAATGACGCTTCTGGCGCTCGTGCTGGTAAAGGTCTTGGACAAGGCGAGAACCGCTACTACAGGAAGTTCGCAGTAGCAAGTCTGACTGGCTAATCAAGTAAGTTAGAAGAAAACAAAAAAGGGAACCAAATTGGTTCCCTTTTTTCATGCCTCGATTTTATATTTTATAGAACCCGCATCGTACATAATTGTGTATCCATGCATGTTCATATTCTCTTTTTCTGTTAGTTGTTCATCAAAC